ATACGGATTTCCCAAGTAATAGATCCGTCCATCATCCGATCTAGTGTGGTAGTGACCGCTGTAGACATTGGTGAACTTTGAATATAGTTTGCTCTCATGACCATGATCCATGATGACGCCTCTATGAGCTCTAAATCCTTGGAGTTCAAGGTGCCCCATCGCGCACTTGCAATTTGTCTTTTGAATAAGTTTGATAGTAGTTTCTTCATTGTCCTGATTAATCCATGGAATGAACAATATGGGTAGACCACCAACTTCTACCTCTGTTGCTTCTGAGTATACTGTAACATTATCATACTCACGAAGCAAAAGGTCAACTGCATTTACATCATTCGTATTCTTGTAATATGCAGTATGATTACCAACAATCGTGTGAACATGAATACCCATGCTCTGCAACCGATCATAGTAGTTATTCTTTGCCCATGCTAGTGCAGAAAAATCAATACCTTTACGAGAGTCAAAAGTATCTCCCATATCAACAATGGTAGTTATACCATTTTCTTCCAGATATGGAAAAAAGATATCATTATAGAACTTCAGAAAGTAGTCATGAAACAACTTAGAGTTTTTACGACAACCAAAGTGTTGATCGGTAATGATTGCAACTTTCATCAACTACGCAGTTTGGAATGGACGTTATCCTTAATTTGATTGTAGTCGGAATAGTTGGATCCGTCAAGAGTATTGTTGTCGTCAAACACCTCACTGTAACCAGACCGTTCAATAATCTTGTTCTTGATTTCTAGTTGACGTTTCTCTCTTTGGATCCTGCGGAGAAACGCATAATGAATGATCTGCGTAAAGTAAGCAAAAGGATTTTGGGATTTCTCAGGATTAAAATTATGAACGTACTGAACGCAATTTTCGATTCCATCAGAGATCATGTCCTCCTTGAACATGTAGTTAACAAAGTTGGGCTTGAAGGACAAGTGATTTGCAATCTTCAAGAAACACTCACCAATATAGCGTGGGATAGGAGGTTTAGGGTTCCCCTTCGCTTCTGCAATAGCAATGTCTTCACGATATTTAATCAACGCAGCCAGGAACTCCTTATTGTTCACATAGTGCTCTGACCTCTTTCTCTTAGCCATACCAGGTCTTATCATAAGTGTATCTCATAATATGTATGAATTATATCATCTTAAGACAATAATGACAAGTTAGGACTTGACAGTATCTGAAATACGAGTAGAATAACTTTGTGGAGTTTGATAAGAAAGCTTTAGTTCTTAGTATTCTTACTGTTCTTAAAGATCTTTTCTAGGATTTCTTTAGTATCATTGACATTACCTAGATAACCCATCTTACGATCTATCTTTGTATAGTTTCCTTCTTTAGTTGCTTGTCTGACGTAGTTCTGATACATCATTATCATCTCAATATCAAAAGACTCTGACATCGTAAGAATGTCAGATAAGTCAATAAAGAACATATCATCAGTAGTTGTCTTGAGCCATGGTTCTACTTTATAACCAACAACACCATGCTTGCTTTTTATTTCATTTACTATGACTGGATTTGAAACCAAAAGCATTGTTCTGGTTTCTTCTTCTGATGCAGCAACCTTAGCAAAGATTTCTTCACCAGATTTAAACTTTAAAGTAGCGTAAAAATCGTCTTCTATCATTTCTTAAGTTGAATAGTGATTATCTCATAATTAAAACTCTCTTCATTATAAATCTTGATTCTTTCTATAAAATGATTGAGTGTATAATTTTTTCTTGAGTTAGATGTACAATCATCTGCAATATCATACAGAGTTGCTTTTACTTTTCCTTTTCCCTTTCTAAGAACTCGTCCAATACTTTGAAGATTGCGGACTCTTGATTTACTTGGAGAGGCAAAGATAACATTATGGAGTTTTTTAATATTGATACCAGTAGAAAAAGTTCCATAAGAGGCAACAATAATAGCGTTGTTTTCCCGCTCTGTTATCTCTCTAACTAATTCTCGTTCTTCAGCGTCAACACCACCGTGTACAAAAAATACTTTACGGTCATCACTCTTGTTTTTATTTATCTCCTCATAGAGAATGCTTCCATGGCTCTCCACTCTTTGGAAAAGAACAAGTGTATTTCCTTTAAGATCAAGTGCTAAGTTTTTGATAAAACGATTCCTTTGCTCATGAGAGATCAAATATTGAATCTCATCTTCATAAGTTTCAAACTTTTGAGGTGCATGTTTTAGTACAAGGCATTGGATATCAAGTTGTGATAGATGTCCTTGTCTCATCAACTCTTCGGTTCTTGTAACCTTGTAAGACGGACCAAAGAGACCCTCTAATACCCACTTATGAGTCTGTGTACCATCAAGTGTCCCTGTGAAACCAAAACGATATTTTGCATGATGAAGTTTAGTCATGATTTGAATCAGTGACTTAGATTTGAATAGATGTGCTTCATCACCGATAACTACATCAAATCTCTCAAACCACTTTCTCTCCAGTTTATAGATAGATTGCCATGTAGTTATGACAATTGGACGATCATCATACTTCTCCCTCCCACTATAGATTTTATGGCAATAACTCTCAGCGTCTAGACCATATTCCTCAAAGTCCTTATACATCTGCTCTACCAGACTGGTCGTGGGAACAACTACCAGGATATTTTTCCCTTGCCCAACATAATATCTTGCTAATGAATAAATCATCAGAGATTTGCCTGACGCAGTGGGAGATATCAATAGTCTTCTGTTGTGTTTTAGAGCATCGTATACTCCCTCGACTTGGTATTGTCGTGGCTCGTGGACCGAAATAGATTTTATATAATCCTTGACCCCTTCAAAGGAAATAAACTCATTCTCTTCATAAGGAGTGCCGTAGAACTTATTATCCTCAAACTTATAACTATATCCGTATTGCTCACAGAAGTTGACGATCTTATCTAATAGACCGACGTAGATTTGTTTGGAACGCATATCAAAGAGATGAATCTCTCCGTTCCAGTTTCTACCACGATACTGTGGCATAAATTTTGCATTCGGAACCTCGAACTTAAAATGATCTCTAAGTTCATATTCTATGTGAGGTTCAGTATTAATCTTTAAAAATACTTCGTTGGATTTGGAAATAACAAGATTCGCTGTCGTGTCAATCACAGATATCCATACATCTGTGAATATTTATTCCTCTTTCTCAAAGTGAAACTTATGGTGAGCAATGACTCGATATAACTCTGTCTTTATTTTGTCTGCGTGTTTATATTCCCAACTTACTTTATCCATACCTTCCATGTATTTTTCCATGGCAGCATATTGCATCTTTACATCTTCAATCTGAAAACAAAGGGAGATATCTAACTTGATTGGTTGATCTTCTTCCATTAGTCCATATTGAACTTGTATTCAAGCACCACTCTATATAGAAAGTTCTTAAGGTAATGGAGTCTTGCCTGCTCATCTGGATGACCACCAGCCCATTTATCTACATGAACACAAACGGATTTATAGAGAAGATGTAAGTCCTCAGGACCAAACTGCAACTCTATGTAAGTTCCATCCGGGTCAAAATCTTCACTTTCATAAATCCATTCGTCATCCATTATCCTAGTCCTGCATTGAATCTCATGAACTCGATTGCATTTTTGATTTGATACGTTCTATTGTTAATCTGTTTGAGAATGCTCTCGATATACACAAGTATAGTGTCGTAGTAATCAATTTTCAAGCATACTGAAGAGAGTTTCTCATCTGCGTCAAGATACTTTTGCATTGTATCTTTGTCGCGAATCTTCTTTGGAAAAGGATTTTCTACGTATACATCAGGATCAGCTTTACCACTGAAGTATTCGTATCTTTCGTGTCGAATATTTTTCTTCTGTTGCTCTGCTTTCTTTCTAAGAAGAAAGATGGTATTATATAACTCAAAGTATTTTGCATGAAGAGATGGAATATTGGTTGACTCCGTGTGGAGATTATCCATATCGATTTTTGAGTCTTTCACCCACATCTCTTGAACTTTGTCAAGATCGATCATAAAGGATTGCCAGATAAGTCAGTGATACTGTAAATAGTATACTTGAAACTGACCTCTGCTGTAAAGTATTGAATGTCTGT